GCCGATGAGCAACGCATACACACCAGCCAGGCTGCGGCTGTGGAGCATGCCGCGCTACTACCACGGCGCCACCTGGGAAGGCCACTATGTGGCACCCGTTGGCCGGAGCCGAGACAGCGACAGCCTGGAGCTATCGAACTGGCAGGTGCAGCTCGAGGAGCTTGGCGGCGAGGACGGTGAGGCTGTGACCGTCGTGCGGGAGAATCATTTCCTGTGCGGCTGGGTTGAGTGGGTGGCCATTGCCAGCGATGCAGCCAAGCAGCTGCAGGTTGCCGACAGGCTGGCCGAGCGGCTCGAGGTCTACCCGTGCCTGAACGAGGAGCGCTGGTCAGCCCTGCAGCTCGAGCTGGGGGAACTCGAGCTTGAGGAGGGTGAGGATGACTGACCTGCCATTGTGGGCCACCATGGGCAGGGCGCGCCGCAACGGGCACGCCACCAGCCAGGCTGCCGGAGACAGCCTGCCCTGCACCACGCCAGCGCACCAGCTGCTGCTGCGCCAGTATGAGCTGGCAGGCAGCGACGGCCTGACCGACGAGGAGGCGGCACAGCTGGCAGACCTGCCAGCCACCAGCTGCTGGTGGAAACGGTGCGGGGAGCTGCGCAAGGCGGGCGCCATTGTGCCCGCAGGGCGCACCCGTGCAGGCGCCGCAGGGCGCGCGCGCATTGTGTGCGTGGCGGCGCAGGCGCGGCCTGGGGGCGCGCTGTGACCACGGTGGGGGCGCACCATGTGCTGCAGGCATGGAGGTCGCTGGTGCCGCCCTGCGGCTACGACCACACCGAACGGCATGACAGCAGCACCCTGGCTGGCTGCCTGGCCGAGCTGCCGCCCCTGCCGTTGGGCAGCGACCAGCTGGCCAAGCTTATGGGCTGCAGCCAGGCCATGGTGGGGCAGCACCTGCACGCCTGGCGGCTGCTGCATTGGCGAGAACGGCAGGGCTGGCTGCAGCTGGTGGGCACCCGCGCCGAATCCATGGCCAAGCCTCTTGACCGCCAGGCAGGCGGCAGGTAGGCTGTACCCGTGCCCCATGCTGGGGCCAGGCACGCGGCGCCGAGCCGCACACAGGAGTCAGCCATGCGCAAGCCTACCACCCTCCGCGAGAGCAGCCTGATCCGGTTCACGCACACCGATGGCACCGTGCTGGAGGGCCGCGTGCTGGCCCTGGACGCTGATGCCACCGTCAGCTTGTGGGTCTGTGGCGTTGGCGCCATGTGCGACAGCAGCTGGTTCATCACGCGCAACCAGGTGGTGGAGGTGGTGGCGTGAGGCTGGCAACCCTGATTCGCCGCACCGAGGTGGCCGTGCGCCGCCTGCATTGGGCCAAGCAGCAGCTCATGCGGCTCGAGGCCGACGCGCCCCAGCGCGCCAAGCATGTGGCCGCGTGGCGTGACGCCTATGCGTGGCTGGTGGAGTTTCGGCCTAGCATGCGCCCACACCTCGAGCCGCCGCCCGAGGCATAACCCGCATCTATCCTCTTGGGCGCTGGCGTGCGCACCCGCACGCCAGCGCCTTTCACAGCGGCGCCTCACAAGGGCGCCGCTGCTGCATTGGTGGCCTAGGTTGGCCGATAGACTGGGGGCATGACCAATGCCCGACGCAAGGGTGCCAACGGTGAACGCGAGGCTGCAGCCGCCTGGTTGCAGGCCACGGGCCTGCTGTCGCATCGTGGCTGCCAGCACCGTGGTGGGCCGGACAGCCCCGACATTGTGACGGTGCCTGGGCAGGTGCATGTGGAGGTCAAGAGGCGGCGCCGCATTGCCGCCATGGACTACCTGCGGCAGGCCGAACATGACGCACCAGGCGGTGCCATACCTGTCACGCTGTACAGAGAGGACGGTGACACGCGATGGGTGCTAGCCGTGCGGCTCGACCGACTCGTAGACCTGGCCGAGGAGCTGGTGCGGGCAAGAGCGGAGACGGTGCTATGACCGTCACCGTTGACCGCGTCATCAACCTGGTGCAGCTGGGCAGCATAGTGGGCGGCATGGCGTACTTCGGCGCCGAAGCAGGCCGTCGCGACGAGCGCCTCACGGTCAACACGGTGCGTGTTGAAGAGCTGGCCAACATTGTGCAGGACTTGACGAAGGCCCAGGTGGCCAGCGCCAGCGGGCAGGCGAACGCCCAGCGCGAGCTTGACCACCTGCGTGAACGCATCGAGCGCCTGGAGGCTGGGCGCTGATGCCGTACTACACCAAGATCAGCGCCACGGGTAGCCCGTTCACCAATGCGCCGGAGGGTAGCTCCGAGCTGCTATCGGTGCATGCGTCGGGCAGCGCCATCATCACCATCGGCACCACCAGCATCATTCTGCCCAGCGGACAGGTGATGCGGCTGGGCCTGGCACAGCTTGACCTTGTGGGCGTCACGGTCTTCAGCGGCGAGGTTAGCCTGTGGACAGAACCGCCCAAGAGACACATGCGCATGCTGGGCAGGTGGGTTGGCACCATGCCTGCAGGTGGCGCGGCAGCTGGCGGCGGGAGTGGAGGCAATAAACCAGCACCAGCTCCTTTATGAGGTTCACATGGCAATCAAGATCAACTCAATCTCAATCACCACCACGCAGTCGCCCGTGCTGCAGGCCAACATTGACGAGCCTCACAGGCTGGCCCTGTTCAACTCGTCGGCAGCCATCACGCTGCACCCGACGGGCGACACCAACAGCGCCATCACGCTGCCCAGCAACCAGCCCGTCGATGTCGGCATCATCCGGCTCGACCAGGCCACCCTGGCGTTCACGGCAGGTGCCGTGAGCTGGTGGGCAGATCCGGCATAACAGCCGCACAGCGGCAGGAGACACCAATGCAGAAGAGCTGGCGCACCACCGTCACAGGCGTGCTGTCAATCGTCGCAGCCCTGGCCACCGTGCTCATGGCCGAGCTGGACGGCGACCCCACCACCATGGCAGACTGGGGCACCGCAGCCGCTGCCGTGATTGCGGGCATCGGCCTGCTGGCCGCAAGAGACAACCAGGTCACCAGCGAGCAGGCTGGCGCCACGGCACCCGATGCTTGAGCGCATCGTGGCCGCTCTTGCCGTGGCCCTGCTTGACTGGGTTGCCCGACGCATGGAGAGAGGCACCGTTGCCACAGACGCGAAGCAGGACATTGACGGCATGCGCGCTGCTGGCCAGCGCGTGCGCGATTGGCTGCGCACCCAGGGTGGTGCTGGTGGGTGACTCCGCGCCCGCCCGCATCGGCCCTGGTGCCAAGGCCAGGCTGTACACGCTGCAGGCCGATGGCACCTGGCAGCTGTCAGGGCAGGCCGTGCCCCTGCCGGAGGGCTACTACCTGGTCAGCCCACGCTGGGTCGAGGAGGCGCCATGAGGTACCTGCCACCACTCGAGGCCGCCAGCTTCATCACCAGCGGCGCCAGCAACCTGCCACAGGCCAGGCAGCTGACGGCTGGCGACCATGTGCAGCTCACCGACGGTGGCGCCCAGGGCAGCCTGCAGCTCGAGTGGTTGCCCGACTGGTCGCGCGTCGTGCAGCTGTACAGCGACTTCGTGAACTTGGGTGACTGGTTCAACCACGGCGCAGGCACAGGCGCGACCAACAGTTTCTCGAACACGGGCGACGGCACCCACCAGGGCATCATCAGCCACAGCACGGGCACCACGGCCACGGGCTACGCAGGCGTGGGCAGCGCCAGCGTGGCCGACACGCGATTCGGCACGAGCTTGCATGACCTGCTGTGCGTGTTCCGGCTGGGCGCGCTGTCGGACGCCACCAATGGGTTCAGCGCGCGCGTGGGCTTTTTCGACCGCAGGAACGCCACCAACCCGCTCGATGGAGCTTTCTTCAGCTACACGCACAGCGTGGGCAGCGGGAACTGGCAGGTGGAGGTCTACAGCGCGGGCGTGTCGGCTGGCCCCCAGGACACGGGCGTGCCAGGCGACACCAGCTGGCACAGCTTCCGAATCGTGGTTGCCGCTGACGCCAGCGGCGCTGACTTCTACATCGACGGCAGCCTGGTCTACCAGGCCACCAGCGGCCTGCCCAGCGGCAGCGGGCGCGAGACTGGTGTGACCGTTGGCCTCATCAAGACCGCAGGCACCACCGCCAGGCTGGCCTACACAGACCTGCTGGCGCTGCGCATGGTGGTCAGCCGATAGGTTGACGGCCCGCCATGAGCGGTGCATGATGCCTGTGCGCACAGCGCGGAGGCAACATGGCGAAGACCGTACCTGCAGACAACAGCCCGCGAGGGTCAGGGAGCCGCATTGAACGCCTGGCCACAGGCGAGCTGCAGCTAGACCCGCGCAACGCCAGGCTGCACGGGCCGCGCAACCTCGAGGCGGTGCAGGCAAGCCTGGAGCGATTCGGCCAGCAGCGGCCCATTGTGGTCAGCGCCGATGGCGTGGTGCTGGCAGGCAACGCCACGCTGCAGGCGGCGCGTGCCCTGGGCTGGACGCACATTGACGCGGTGCGCACCAGCCTGGCTGACGCCGAGGCCGTGGCATATGCGGTGGCCGACAACCGAACGGCAGAGCTGGCCGAGTGGGACGCAGCCGTCCTGGGCAAGCTTGCGCAGGAGGTTGACCTGGCGCCGTACTTCACCGAGGGTGAGCTGCAGGCGGTCATTGGCACATGGGAGCTGCCGGAGGCCGAGCTGGAGCGGCTCGAGGCACAGCTGGAGCCAGCCGCTGCACCAGCCACCATCACGGTGCGCTGTGACGAGGCAGACCGCGAGGCCGTGGCCGATGCCGTGCGGGCAGCCGTGGCGCCGTTCGCCGGAGCCGTGGTTGAGTAGGCTGCGCCTGCTGATCGCATACCCGTACCTGAACGCCAAGGCGGTCGATGGCATCGCGCGCATGGGCAGCGCCGTAGAGCTCATGGTGGACAGCGGCGCCTTTACAGCCTGGCAGTCAGGGCGGCCCATTGTGCTGCAGGACTACATCGCTTTCCTCAAGGCGCTGCCCGTGCGCCCGCACATGTATGTGGCGCTCGATGTCATTGGCGACCCTGTGCGCACCAGGCAGAACTACCTGGAGATGCGCGCGCAGGGGCTGCAGCCCGTGCCCGTGTGGACGCGGGGAGACAGCCCCGACGCGCTGGCCGAGTACGCCAGCACCTCGCCCGTGGTGTGCATTGGCGGACTGGTGCGCAAGGGGCAGACGCCCGTGCCGTACCTCATGCGCATGCGCGACCACCTGGCCAAGCAGGCCGTCCACCTGCTGGGCGTCAACAGGCTGTCGGTACTCAAGGCGCTCCGGCCATACAGCTGCGATAGCTCGAACTACACGGGCGCCCTGCGCTATGGCAGGTGTGAGCTGCACATTGGTGGTGGCGTGCTGCAGGCGTTCCAGCGCAGCGACCTGGTGGGCCGCATCAGCCCAGCCATAGCGTCAGGCATCGCCAGGCTGGGCTACGACATTGCAGACCTGCGCAAGGACGGCAGCTGGCGAGGCGGGCGCAGCCTGGCGGCCCGCATCACCGTCGCCTCGCATGTGGCCGTGTCGGCGCAGGTGCGCGCCAACCTGGGCACGCGCATGTACTTGAGCGGCAGCGTAGACCTCAACATGGTGTGGAACGAGTACAGCAGGCTGCGCGGCAGGCTGCCTGCGGAACCGGAGGATGCATGCGTGTAGTCGTGTCTTTGAGCGGCGGCCTGGACAGCACGGTGCTGTTGACGCACCACCTTGAGCAGGGTGATGAGGTGCGTGCCATCAGCTTTGACTACGGTCAGCGTCACAGGCGTGAGCTGGACTGGGCGCAGGAGCTGGCAGCGGCCTGCGGTGTGCCGCACACGCTGGTCAGGGTTGACCTGTGCGCAGTCACGCGCAGCGCGCTGACTGGGCACGGCAGCGTGCCGCATGGGCACTACGCGCATGAGAGCATGAAGCAGACGGTGGTGCCCAGCCGCAACGCCACCTTCGTGTGCCTGGCGTCGGCCCTGGCGATCAGCCATGACATGGACGCTGTGTCAATCGCGGCGCACGCTGGCGACCACGCCATCTACCCTGACTGCAGGCCCATGTGGATGCAGGTCATGCAGCAGGCCGTGCGCATGGGGAACTGGGGCGCCAGCCAGTTCGAGCTGCTGGCGCCGTTCGTGCTGATGACGAAGCACGACATTGTGGTGCGCGGCGACCTGCTGGGCGCACCCATGCACAAGTCATGGAGCTGCTACGAGGGTGGCGCCATACATTGCGGGCGGTGCGGCACCTGTGTCGAGCGCCGAGAGGCGTTCGAGCTGGCGGGCGTGCCTGACCACACCGAATACGCCAGCGGAGGTGCAGCGTGATCATCAAGCGTCGGTTCCGGTTCTACGCTGCCCACCGCAACCACATGCTGCAGGACAAGTGTGCGCGGCTGCATGGGCACCGATACGGTGTGGAGGTTCACCTGCAGGTGCAGCCTGGCAGCGCAGCCGTGGGCGTGCTGTTCGCGGAGATTGACGCCGCCATCGCGCCCGTGTTCGAGGAGCTCGACCACCGCACGCTGGCGTGGCGCCAGGACGCGGTGGCGTGCGCCGTGCCGGAGTGTGTGGTGCTGCCGTGCCCGACGAGCGCGGAGTGCCTGGCCGCGCTGCTGCTGCAGCGCTGCCATGAGCGGCTGCCGCAGGTGGTGGCGCTCGAGCTGCAGGAGACGGACAGCGCCACCGTGGTGGCCCAGCTGGAGGACTGTGCGCAATGGCTGACACATACAGGGTGAACGAGTGCTTCTACAGCCCGCAGGGCGAGGGCATGAGGGCTGGCGAGATGAGCCTGTTCCTGCGCCTGACTGGGTGCAACATGCGTTGCAGGGTGGAGCCTGGCGACAAGTCGCCCGGAGGCTTTGACTGCGACACGGAGTTTGAGAGCGGGCGCGCGCTCGAGCTTGAGCAGGTGCTGCAGCTGCTGCATGACGAGCTGCGGCACGGCATCGGCGGTGAGCCGCCAGCTGGCTGGCGCCCGTGGGTGGTGCTGACTGGCGGTGAGCCTGGGCTGCAGGTCGACGCCAGGCTGTGTGCCGCGCTGCACGACGCTGGCATGCGCGTGGCCATTGAGACGAACGGCAGCATCAACCTTGACCACCTCGAGCTTGACTGGGTGACGGTGAGCCCCAAGGTGGCCGAGCATGCCATCAAGCAGCGCCGCGCGAATGAGGTCAAGTATGTGCGCGGCTACGGGCAGGCGATACCTCGCACCGTGGTGGTGGCAGACCACCAGCTCATCAGCCCAGCGCACGACGGCCTGGCGGTGGACAGGCGCACCATGGAGTGGTGCCTCGAGCTGGTGCGGCGCCACCCTGACTGGCGCCTGTCGGTTCAGCAGCACAAGAGCTGGAGGGTGCGATGACCGAGCCGCTGCGAGTTGAGTGGGGGGAAATGCGTGAGCAGGCGGCGGCCATTGCCGAGCGCTGGTCGCATGCGGACATCGGCTGCGTGTACGGCATTCCCATGGGCGGCTGGCCTGTGGCCATGCTGGTGTCAAGCTGGCTGGACTGCGAGATGGCGTTCCCCATGGCAGACCTGAACCAGCTGCTGGCACTCGAGGCCGACGGCCAGCGCGTGCTGGTGGTTGATGACCTGGTGGACAGCGGGCGCACCATGCAGCCGTACCACGAGGCTGGCCTGCGCTGCGATGCCATGTATCGCAAGAGGCACAGCCCAGCCAGCATGGCGCCGCAAGCCGAGCAGGTCAGCGCCTGGCTGCAGTTCCCGTGGGAGCGTGGCAACGGGCCGGAGGATGCGGTGGTCAGGCTGCTCGAGGGCATGGGTGAAGACCCCACGCGCGAGGGGCTGCGCGACACGCCCAGGCGTGTGGTCAAGGCCATGCGCGAGATGACCAACGGGCTGGGCGTTGACCCTGCCAGCGTGCTGGGCACCACCTTCACCGAGCCGTTCGGACAGGCTGTGTATGTGCGCGGCATCAGGTTCACCAGCATGTGTGAGCACCACCTGCTGCCGTTCGTTGGCACGGCCACCGTGGCCTACCTGCCCAGCGACAGGGTGGTGGGCCTGTCCAAGGTGCCGCGCCTGGTGGAGGTGCTGGCGCACAGGCCGCAGCTGCAGGAGCGGCTGACCCGCGAAATAGCCGATACCCTTGGGGGCGCCATTGGCGCCCTGGCCGTTGGGGTGGCCATCAGGGCACACCACAGCTGCATGGGTTGCCGTGGGGTGCGGCAGCCTGACGCCGAGATGGTGACGGTGTGCCTGCGCGGTGATTGGGCTGGTGATGACAGCATGCGCCGCAGGCTGGAGGAGTGGGCATGAAGCAGGGCAAGCAGGGCACCCAGGGCGGGCGCCGCAAGCAGCGGGCGCCCAAGGGCCGCCAGGGCGGCCAGGCGGCGCCACAGGCGGCCCAGGCGCCCCAGGCGCCCCAGGCGGCCCCAGGCGCCCAGGCGGCGCCCTGGGCGGCCCAGGCGCCCCAGGCGGCCCAGCAGGTGGTGACGCCCACCCATGAGCGGGCTGGCCTGCGCCTGCTGGCCCGTGCCATACATGGCGGCTGGGACTTGGCACCCGAGCTGCTGCGCGACCTGCCGCGCGTGGCCACCCATGTGGTGGCCACCGCCCGCAATGACCGCGAGAGGCTGCGGGCCATCGAGGTGCTGGTGGCCATGCAGCGCGACAACCTGGCGGCGCTGCAGGTGGCTGACAAGGTCGAGCGCCTTGATGGTGGCCAGCCCACCGAGCTGGTGCAGCTGGCACCTATCACCCTGGTTGCAGGCGGCGGCGCCGGAGGCTGACCCATGCTGGTGCAGCCGCCTGCGCTGCCAGCGCTCTACCCCAAGCAGCACGCGGCCATCTGTGACCCAGCCCGTTTCGTGGTCATCGAGGCCAGCACCAAGAGCGGGAAGACCGCAGGGTGCCTGCTATGGCTGCTGGCCCAAGCCTGGAACGGTGGAGCTGGCAGCTACTGGTGGGTGGCGCCCACCTACCCTGTGGCCAAGCAGGTGGCATACATGCGCATGGTGGCCATGCTGCGCCAGGCCGACGCGCAGCAGCGCACCTGGCAGGCCAATGAGAGCTCATTGTGCATCAAGCTGGTCAACGGTGCCAGCCTGTGGTTCAAGAGCGCCGACAACCCTGACAGCCTGTACGGTGACGATGTGCGCGCCGCTGTGATTGACGAGGCAACCCGCTGCCCGGAAGAGGCATGGAACGCGGTGCGCAGCACGCTCACCGCAACCCGTGGCCCGTGCCGCATCATCGGCAATGTCAAGGGGCGGAAAAACTGGGTCTACAGGTTGGCGCGCATGGCCGAGGCTGGCACGCCCAACATGGCCTACCACAAGCTCACCGCAGCCGATGCTGTGAGCGGTGGCATATTGGCTGACGAGGAGGTGCGTGACGCGCAGCGGCAGCTGCCGGAGCATGTGTTCCGTGAGCTGTACCTGGCCGAGGCCAGCGACGATGGCAGCAACCCGTTCGGCGCGGAGGCCATACGGGACTGCGTGGGCGTGCAGTCAACGCAGCCAGCTGTGGCCTACGGTGTAGACCTTGCCAAGAGTCACGACTGGACGGTGGTGTGCGGCCTGGACGCCAGCGGCCATGTGTGCGTGCTCGAGCGGTGGCAGAGCGACTGGGGTGCCACGCGCAGCCGTGTGGCTGCGCTCATTGGCAGCGTGCCAGCCATGATCGACAGCACGGGCGTGGGTGACCCCATTGTGGAAGACCTGGCCCGCCTGTGCAGGCGTGCCGAGGGCTGGAAGTTCACCAGCCACTCGAAGCAGCAGCTCATGGAAGGGCTCGCCGTGGCGCTGCAGGCACGGGAGCTGCGCTACCCTGACGGCTGGCTCCGCGCTGAACTGGATTCGTTCGCGTTCCGATATACGGGTGGGCGCGTGGTATACGAGGCAAGTACGGGCCACGACGATGGCGTCTGCGCCCTGGCGCTGGCGCTGGCAGCCAAGAGGCAGGCACGCCCGCTGGTATTCAAGGTGATCTGATGCCCCTACTCCACACCATTCGCCGCTGGCTGTCCGCACCTGTGCCGCAGGCAGGCGACCTGGTTGCCAAGGCGGCCACCGCACAGACCTACATTCGCGCCAGCATGTCGCAGGGCGACAAGAGGCACGACGGGAAACCACAGCCGTTCAACGGCAATGCAGCCGTCGCCGCCTACTCCAGCTGGATCTATGCGGCGGCCACCATCAACGCACAGGCGGTGGCAGCCAACCCGTTGCGCATGTATGTCCGGTCGCGCGGCACGGGTGCCAAGCTGTGGAACACGCGGGCGGCTAGCCGCAAGGTCAAGCGATATTTGGCGGGCGACAGCCTGCAGCAGCCCAGCCAGCATGTCATGCGCAAGGCGGCAGAGCTTGGCGCGGACTTCGAGGAGGTGACCGACAGCCACCCGCTCATGCAGCTGCTGGCGCGCAGCAACCCGTACACGAACGGGTTCGACCTGGCCGTGCTGCGCGTGGTGTGGCAGGAGCTCACGGGCAACGCATACATGCACATCGTGACCAACGAGGCGCTGGGTGTGCCGTCGGAGCTGTGGCCCATGCCGCCGCAATGGACGCGCATCGTGCCGGACGAGCAGAACTACATCGCTGCGTTCCAGTATGGCCGCAGCAGCGAGAGCAGCGTGCGCCTTGAGCCGTCGGAGGTGCTGCATTTCAAGCGTCCCAACCCGCGCGACCTCTTCTACGGCATGGGCAAGCTCGAGGCCGCATGGGGCGCAGCCGAGGCCAATGCCGCGCTGCACGAAATGGACTTGGCATTTTTCGCCAACCACGCGCGGCCCGACTATGCGCTGGTGGTCAAGGGCAACGCCAGCGACGAGCAGCTGGACGGACTCGAGCAGCAGATTCAGGCCAAGCTGCGCGGCAACAGGAAGACAGGTCATTTCCTTGTCACCACAGCCGACATAGACCTCAAGCCGATGCAGTTCCCCAGCAAAGACCTCGAGGGGCGCGAGGAAATCGTGGAGGAGATTGCAGCCGTGTTCGGCGTGCCAGTCAGCATGCTCAAGGCCAATGACCCCAACCTGGCCAGCGCCGAGGCTGGGTTCAGCAGCTGGCGCGAGATGACCGTGCTGCCCCTGTGCCGCATGGACGAAGAGGTGCTGAACCAGCGCCTGCTTCCCTTGTTCGGCCTCGAGGACGATGCCGTGCTGGCCTATGACAACCCTGTGCCCGCCAACAGGGTGCAGGACTTGACCGAGCGCCAGGCAGCCGTGGCGAATGGCTGGATGACGCCGAACGAGGCGCGTGAGCAGCAGGGGCTCGAACCCATTGTCGATGACCCGCACGCTGACATGCTGCATGTCAACGGGCAGCCGCTGGGCGGCACGCCCATGGCCATGCCATACGGCGCAGGCGTGCCGCTGCCCGCCGACACCGCTCCGGCAGCCAGCCCCACGCCTGAACCCGACACGGCGCCGCAGGCCGATGACGCCACCGTTGAGCAGCCAGCCGACGCGGCGGCGCAGGCCGATGCGGTGGCCGACACGGCGCTGAACGGCGCGCAGATTCAAAGCCTGGTCGACATGGCCACAGCTGTGCAGGCTGGTGAGCTGCCGAAGGAGGCGGCGCGCGCCATTGCGCGGGCCAGCTTCCCCACCGTGGCAGCCGAGCAGCTCGACGCCATATTCGACCCCATCACGCCCATGGCACCTGCCGCGCCTGCGCAGGCCGACGCCCAGCAGGCGGCGGCACCTGCACCCGTGCGCAAGCCTGAACCGCAGCCAGGCGAAAGCCTGGATGACTGCGTGGCCCGTGGCATTGCCAAGCTGCTGCAGGAGGGCTACGACCAGGAGCAGGCGACGGCCATCGCCATCAGCATGTGCGGCGGCGCCAAGGCGCTCGAGGACATTGACACCGTGCCGCCGCAGCAGGTTGCCGACAATGCGCGGCGCGCGCTCGAGGTGCGCGAGGCCAAGCCTGCCAGCCAGCGTGGCATGACCGAGGTGGGGCTGGCCAGGGCGCGCGACCTGCAGAACAGGGTGGCCCTGTCGGAAGAGACCATCAGGCGCATGGTGGCCTACTTCGAGCGCCATGAGTCCGACAAGCAGGGCGAGAGCTGGGACGAGCAGGGGCCAGGGTGGCAGGCTTGGATGGGCTGGGGTGGTGACGAGGGCTGGGACTGGGCGGCCCGCAAGGTGGCCGAGTTCGACCGTGAGCGCGAGGCGGCCAAGTCATGCGGCTGCAGCCATGTCAAGAGCCATCGCGAGTGGTGGTTGGCACACGACCAGGAGGCGCTGGCCAAGGCCGACACGGGCGCCCTGGTGAATGACGAGCTGCTCGAGCGCTGGCTGTCCGGCACCACCAGCGTGCTGCGCACCCAGGTGCAGGAGGTGGTGCGTGCCATCAAGGCGGGCGGTGGTGACACCACCGAGCTGGTCAACCAGGTCACGCGCCTGCTGCGCAGCGCGAAGTGGAATCGCGACCTCACCGAGGCGCTGCAGCCGTACCTGGCGCGCGCCCTCGAGGGCGGCGCCGCGCTGGGCATGGACACGCTTCAGCGCGTGGCGGGCACGCCTGCGGTGGCACAGCTGGGCTGGAGCAGCCAGCAGCTCGAGGACTATGTGGCACGCTCCAGCACCACGCTGGCGCAGCGGGCGGCGGCGTCGGTCAACGGCTACACAGAGGCGCGCGTGCGCGACCTGCTTGGCGACGGGCTGGCCAAGGGCGAAACGGTGGGTGAGCTGGCTGACCGCGTGCAAGCTTGGGCCGAAGGTGCCGACGATGCTGCGGGCGACATGACGCGCCGCCGCGCAACCACCATTGCACGCACCGAGGCGGCACGCGCCGCGTCTACGGCCAACCAGGACGCCTGGCGCGCCACGGGCCTGGTGACTGGCAAGAGGTGGGAGCTGGCGCCGGACGCCTGTGAGTTCTGCAGCGCAGCTGCGAAAGCCTATGGCAAGGCGGGCGTGCCGCTCGACCAGCCGTTCTACAGCCAGGGTGAGACGCTGGCGGTGCGTGGTGGTGGCAGCATGAACCTCGACTTCGAGGATGTTCAGGGGCCGCCGCTGCACCCGAATTGCCGCTGCGCCATGTTGCCCGTGCTTGCCGATGACTTCGAGGACATTGCCGCCGAAGCCGAGCGGCGCATCAGGGGCTGACCCCAGGAGAGCAGCGTGATTCGCAAGGCGCTCGATGCCAAGTTCAGCAGCACCGCCAGCGGGTTTGAGGCGGTCATCACCACCGACGCGCTCGACAGGGACTTCGAGGTGGTGGTGCCCCAGGGCATGAACGCCACCGAGTACGAGCGCAACCCTGTGCTTTTTTGGAACCACGACTACGAGCAGCCTGTTGGCAGGTGCCTGTCTCTCAAGAGGCAGCCCAACAGCATCGTCGGTGAGTTCACATTCGCCAAGAGGCCGGACGGGTTCGAGGGCACCTACTTCCCCGACTTCGTGGCCAGCCTGGTGGGGCAGGGCATTGTGCGTGGCATTAGCATCGGCTACTTCCCCGAGCAGGGCGGCATGCGGCGCGCAACGCCCGATGACCGCAAGAGGTACGGTGAGCAGGTTCACACCGTGTACTCGAAATGGAAGCTCCGCGAGGTGAGCATTGCGCCCCTGCAGGCCAACCCTGACGCGCTGGTCAGCGCCGTGCGCAAGGGCGCCGTCAGCGCCGCCGACGCCCAGCGCTGGATGGGGTACCAGCCGCCCAGGCGGGTGCAGGTGGTGGTTGACCTGCCGCCAGCCTGCAGGCCCAAGGTCAAGCAGACGATAGATGTGGCATCCATTGCGCGCCGTGAAATCGCACGGCGCATGGGCAGGCTGTGGAGCTGATGGCGGCGCGCGCTGGCGGCATGGGCCTTGAGGCGGCGCCTGGAGTCGACACACCTGCAGGAGCAGACGAATGAAGACGATCAACATCGAGACCTTTCGCAAGGGGCTGCAGGCCGCAGCCAACCAGCACGGCGAGGCTGGCGTGACGCACGCCAAGAGCCTCATGCTCGAGGGCGCCATGCTGGTTGACGAGGCTGGCACGCCCATCGACCCGGAGTCCGTCGAGGTGGTCATTCGCGCCGCCGCTGGCGCCACCACCGAAGACGCCATGGAGGACGGTGCCATGCAGCAGGACGGCGCCAAGGCCAACGAGGAGCAGGTTGCCAAGAGCGTGCGCGAGCATGTCAAGCTCGAGCTCGACGCTGGCGTGCCCGTGCGCAAGGCGCTGCAGGTTGGCGGCGCGCCCATGCTCCGCTCGTTCAAGCGTGTGAAGAACTTCGACAACGCCGAGGGCGCCTATCGCTTCGGGCGCTGGCTCATGGCGACCAACGGCCACCGCAAGAGCATTGACTGGTGCGCGTCCAACGGCCTCCGGCTCAAGGCGCACACCGAAGGTGTGAACAGCGCGGGCGGGTTCCTGGTGCCCGAGGAGTTCGAGCAGACCATCATCAACCTGCGTGAGCAGTATGGCGTCTTCCGGCGCTACGCGAAGGTCGTGCCGATGTCGCGCGACACGCTCACCATGCCGCGCCGCACGGCCACCGTCACCAGCTACTGGACGGGCGAGGCCCGCCAGGGCACCGAGTCGACGCAGACCTTCGACCAGGTGACGCTGGTGGCGCGCAAGCTGATGACCCTCACCACGGTCAGCAACGAGCTGGCCGAGGACGCCATTGTGAACATTGCCGATGACCTGGCGCAGGAGATCGCCTACGAGTTCTCCAAGCGTGAGGACGAGGCTGGGTTCCTTGGCGACGGCACCAGCGGCTACGGTGGCATCGTCGGCCTGGCCAACGCCATGGGCAGCGCGGGTGTCGTTGACTCCGGCGCGGGCACGGGCGACCTGACCACGGCCATCACCAACGCGGGAATCGCCAAGCTCTTCGCTGGGCTGCCCGCCTACGCCATGGGGCCGAATTGCCGCCTCTACTGCCACAAGAGCGTCTATCACCAGCTGTTCGAGCGCATCGCCATGACGGCTGGTGGCGTGTCGGCTGCGGAGATTGCCGCTGGCGTGCAGCCGCGTTTCTTCGGCTACGAGGTGGTCTTCTCGCAGGTTCTGCCTCCGGCCAGCACCACCACGGACGGCACCGTGCTCGCGTACTTCGGTGACCTGCAGCAGGCGTGCTACTTCGGCGACCGTCGCGAAATGAGCCTCAAGCTCTCCGACAGCGCGCTGAACGCCTTCGAGCAGGACGAGATGGCGGTGCGCGGCACCCAGCGCATCGACATCGTCGCTGCGAACACGGGCGACAGCACCACGGCTGGCCCCATCATTCAGTACACGCGCTGACCAGCAGGAGGGTCAACTACCATGATTCGCGAAGCAAATCAGAAGTTCATCTACGCGCTGGCATCGGGTTCGGTGGCCACCAACGCCACGGCCACCACCAGCATCGACTGCAAGGGCTACGACTACGCCACCATCGCGGTGCATGCGAATGTGACGAACGCGGCCAGCACCTTGAAGGTCGAGCAGTCTGACGATGACAGCACCTGGGTGGCTGCTGGCATCACGGGCGGCACCGACTTCACCATCGGCACGCACGGCACGGCCACCACCCTCACGACCCCGTACTACCTGATCCAGGTGGACACGCGCGGCCTCAAGAGGTACCTCAAGTTGAGCGTCACGCCTGGCGCCTCCGCGACGGTGGTGGGGTACGCCACCCTGGGGCGGCGCCAGGACGGCGCGGGCACCACGGGCGCTGGCACCGTCGATGCGCGCAATGTGTTCGCAGTCTGATAGACTGCCAGCACCACCTACCCGCACAGCGGCGCCAGGCGGCGCCGCTGTGTCTTATGACGGACACCATCAAGCGAATCGACATCGGCTGCGGGGACGCCGCACAGCCAGGCCATGAGCCGTGGGACATCAAGCAGGGCCGCCGCATGGAATGCCTGGAGGGCATTGCCGACGGCCAGCTTGACTGCATCAGGGCCAGCCATGTGCTTGAGCACGCCAGCCACAGAGACACGCTGGCTGTGCTGCGCGAGTGGGCGCGAGCGCTCCGGCTAGGTGGTGAGCTGCTGGTGGCCGTGCCTGACTTCGACAAGGTGCTGGCGCACTACCACAATGGCGGCGGCCATGTGACCGAGTCTTTCCTCATGGGCGGGCATGTGGACGCCGATGACCGCCATGGCGCCATATTCAACAGGCAGAAGCTCGAGGCGCTGCTGGGCATGGCGTGCCTCGAGGTGGTTGGAACCTGGGACGGTGCAGATGACTGCAGCGCCTACCCGATCAGCCTGAACCTGCGCGCACGCAGGGTGGCCAATGTCCGGCTGCCCGTGGTGCCGCAGGGTGATGTGCTGTGCGTGATGAGCATGCCACGCCTGGCGTGGAGCGACAACATGCAATGCGTGGCACATGCCTGCTTCAAGCTGGCCATGCCCATGGTGCGCACGACTGGCGTTTTTTGGGGGCAATGCCTGCAGCGTGAGCTGGACAAGGTGTGCGCCGAGGGCAAGTTCAAGTACATCCTGACGGTGGACTACGACACGGTCTTCGAGGCCAATGATGTGCTTGTGCTGCGGCACCTGCTCGAGGAGCAGCATCTCGATGTGCTGGCGCCGCTGCAGGTGGCGCGCGACCGCGACCACATGCTGGCCATGCTTGATGACGGCAACGGCCAGCCGCTGCGCGAGATGGAGGCCACGGCCCTGCGGCAGCCATGGTGGCCATGCCTCTCCGCACACTTCGGCTGCACCCTCATGCGGGTTGAGACGCTGGCCAAGCTCCCCCGCCCGCTGTTCGTTGGCAAGCCTGCCGAGGACGGTGGCTGGGGTGACGGGCGCGTGGACGATGACATCTACTTTTGGAGCCACGCGCGGGCGCACGGCCTGCGGTGCGGCATCACGCCGCTGGTACGGGTGGGCCACCTGCAGGTCATGTGCAGCTGGCCGGACGAGCAGCTGCAGCCCAGGCACCAATATGTGCGCGACTACAATGCCAACGGAGCTCTGCCATGGAACCCGTAGCCGAGCCCATGGTGGTGGTGCTGGTGGTGCGCCCCTGGAACATGCACCGCGTGGGCGCCACGGTGGTCATGCGCAAGGAGCTGGCCGAGCGGTTCGCTGCCATGGGCGTGCTGCGCATACTGGCACCCAGCGGCCCTGCGCAGACGCCAGCCGCAACAGAACCAGCCGTCAAGCCGATGAAACCACGCAGGAGGGCGCCGCGTGGCCGTTGACCAGTATGCCATCATCTCCCTGGCTGACCTCAAGGCCACGCTGGGCATAACCGTGTCGGACAACGACACGCAGCTCGAGCAGGCCATTGACGCCGCCACATACCAGGTTGAGAGCTACCTGCGCCGCAAGGTGGTGCAGCGCCGCGTCATTGAGTGGACAACGGCTGGAGGCGAGGGTGCGGTGCTGTTGCGCTGGGCGCCCATCGGCCATGTCCACTACCTGGGCAGCGGGCGCCTGGCGGCGCTGACCATCAGCAGCACCGTCAGCACCGATGTGCTGGCGACGGTGACCATGCGGGAGAACGAGTTCTGCCTGACGCGGGTTGACGCCGACGGGGACGAAACGGTGTCGCACCGCAACCACAATCAGGTGCCAACCAGCCAGCTGCTGGTGGCCTGGATCAACCAGCAGACGGGTTTCAGCGCCACGCTGGCATCGAACTGCCTGGTCAAGTACATGCACCGATTCGCTGGGCGCGACCTGCTCAACGCCACGGCCACGCTGACCTACCCTGACCAGGCGCAGCTGGACACCCGTGCAGACCTTGACCGTGGCATCGTGTACCTCACCGGAGGCGGGTTCCCCGATGACGGCTACAGGTGGCCCAGCGCCAAGCAGACCATTGTGGCCGACTACGACGCAGGCTACGAGGAGGTGCCGCCCGACATTGAACAGGCCACGCGCATGCTGGCGGCTGGCATCTACTACGGCAGGGCGCGCGACTACAGCCTGGCCAGCGAGAGCCTGGGCGACTACAGCTACAGCCTCGAGGGCAGGGCGCAGGCTGACCGCGAGGCGTTCCAGCTGCTGGCGCCGTACAGGAGGCTTCGGTGAGCGTGGCTGCGCTCATTGCCACCATGGGCAAGCAGGTGGCGCTGCGGCGCCCCACCACCACGGTGGACGCATACGGCATGGTGGCGAAGAGCTATACCAGCACCACGCACCAGGCATTCGTGCAGGAGCGCTCGAGTGCCGAGCAGCTGGCGCAGGGGCGCACAAGCTTGCGGCGCGGCACCGTCATCTACTTCAACGGCGCCGTGGATGTGCAGGCCGATGACCTGGTGGCGCAGCCGCCAACGGGCAACAGCTGCAACCTGTACAGGGTCACAGGCGTGCGCGTGCCTGACCTGGCGACCACCCACCCCAATGCGCACACCATTGTGGACGCGGTGCGCGTGCCGCCGCCGGAGGTGCTGGCATGAGCGTCGAGTGGCGTGGCAACCCGCAGGCCACCAGTCAAATGCGCTGGGCCATCACGCAAGGTGTCAACGCCTACCTGCTGGTCGTTGAGCGTGCGCTCAAGGTGCAGCTCGGCAAGCCTGGCACGGGCCGCATCTACAGAATCGGCAAGGGCCGCAAGGGTGCGAAGACCATGCGCAAGCAGGGGCTGCACCAGGCGAGTGCGCCAGGGCAGCCGCCTGCGGTCAACACAGGCACCCTCCGGCGCAGCTGGCAGATTGGCGGGCCGACGGGCGCCAAGGTGCGCAAGTACAGCACGCCTGACCGCATCGGCATGCAGCTGGGCAGCCCTGTGCGCTATGCGCGCATCGAAGGGAACTTCGGGCGGGTGCGCGCGCGGCCATACATCAAGCCCACCATCGAGGCCGTGCGCGACCTGTTCGAGCCGACAATGGCGCGCGCCATGCGAAGGGTGGCGAGGCTAGGATGAGCATGGCCGTGCTGACAGCGCTGCGCACCCGCATCTCCAGCTCGAACACAGCTGGCGGGTTCGCCTATGTCTTTGATGGCCGCGTGTACGCCACCCAGGCGCCAAGCGACTGCGCCCTGCCCGTGTGCGTGTACGAGGTCACCACAGACCGCAGCGACAGAACCAGCGCGGGCTACGAGCTGGTGCTGGGCATCCTGTTCCGCATGTACGATTCTGCCGATACCACGGGTGACCTGGCGTCAGCGCAGACCCGCCTCAAGGCGCTGCTGGATGGGTGGACGGCCACCCTGGCAGGACACGACCGCGTCACCACAAGGCTCCGGCGACAAGGTGTGCCGCAGCAGGATGATGACGCCTGGCTGATTGAAGACGAGTACGAGCTGCGTGCCACGCTACTGTAGGAGACACACATGGCCACCATCTACACGGTTGGAAATGACGGGCTGGTCGACCTGCCCTCGAACTACGCTCTCAATGTCAAGGTGTGGTCAGCCAATGTGGCCTACACGAGCAGCGACACCACAGGCTTCGCGCACGCTGCGAAGACGCGCCGCCTGGGCGTGCTTGACATCACGGGCAGCCTGGCGGGCGTGCCGTCCGTTGGCGATTCTGACGGGTCGCCGTTCGGCAATAACACAGACCTGACGAACAAGCAGCTGGGCGGCACGCTGGTGCTGTCGTGCTACGGTGGCACGGCCTCGCAGTCAGCTGCCAACCTCACCTTCGACGCGCTGTTCAGCAGCCTGGCGTTCAACACGGACAAGAACGGTGACGCCACCCTGACGCTCAACTTCGAGCTCAACGACAGCAACGGCCCCACCGTGGTGTGGTCTACCAACCTGACATGAGTCAGTTCAACGCCATTCTCGCCGCGCAGCTGGTGGCCCCCAGCACGCGCGACTGGTGCGTGCGGTTCACCATGCATGATGGTGGCGTGGTTGCGCGCCGCGTCTCGCCTGGCAGCATCGACCCGTCCACAGCCATACAGCGTGCGCGTGCATCTCTTGGACGCATGCGCGCGCAGGTGCGTGACACGGACTGCCGGAGATTCGAGGACATTGCCAAGGCGGCCACGCAGGTGGTGGTGCCATGACGGCCATCGGCCATGTGCCCGTAGACCTGCCCGACGGGCCGCTCCTGCTGCGGCCCCTGTGCGTGCGTGAGCTGGTTGGCATGCAGCGCCTGCTGGCGCGCCGCATGGCTGATGCCACCATTGCCGATGGGCGTGCCGCCGAGCTGCCTGCCGACGAGCTGATGCGGCGCGCAGCCGAGGTGCGTGAGCAGGCCATGCTGACCAGCTGGCTGATTCGCTGGGCGTTCCAGCTCGAGGGCGCCTACGAGATTCTGCTGTGCGCGCTCGAGGGCGACCAGGTGCGGGCCACGGCCATCGCGGCAGCGCTGTCGCCGGATGACCTCACGCACATTGCGCTGCAGCTGCTTGGGTTCGAGTGGTCGGACGCCGAGGGAAAATGGGTGAGCCGCTCGCGCGCGGGCGTGAGCGGCAGCGGGACTGGCTGACAGAGGCGCACCTGCTGAACACGCAGGGCGCCGTGCCTGACCCGATGGGGCTGCCTGTCGCGGAGTTCAATGGCCTGCTTGCCATTGTGCGCCAGGGGCGCCTGGTGCGCAGCAACGCCAGCGACGATGCGTGCCGAGACTATGTTGAGCGCTGGCTGCAGGAGCAGGGCTGACCATGCTGGCAGGCAGCGTCTACATCGACATCGCGGCGCGCACCAGCATGCTCGACAAGGGTCTCGAGGAGGCCAAGGCCAAGAGCGTCAAGGCGGGCGGCGAGGCGGGCAAGAGCTTCGGCTATGACTTCGGTGGCAAGTTCACCGAGCAGGCGCGCGGCGTCATGGGCACGCTGGCAGGGCCAATGATTGCAGCCACCCTGGCCAAGGGCATGGCTGGGTTCCTGCGCAGCGACAAGGAAACGCCCGAGGCGCTGCTGGACATGTTCAAGACGATACCCTTCGCGGGTGCGTTCGTTGACCTGGGCGAGGCCATCTACGACGCCACGGCTGGCGCAGCCGACAAGGCGGCTGAACACATGCGTGAGCTGGAGGCCGCTGCCCGCGCCAGCAGGCTGACCATGGCCGCCGAACGCGAGGCCGAGGCGCGTGCCGAGGCAGAGCGCGTGCTGGCCCTGCGCAACGCGGACTACAGAATGCGGCTGGAGGAGGAGGTGGCCAAGGTGCGCGCGGCTGGCGACGAGCGCGCGGCTGTGGTTGCCGAGGCGCAGGCCAAGGCGCAGCAGCTGTACTACGACCTGCAGTTCGAGATGGCCCGCGAGATGAGCGACCAGGAGCGCGTGCTGATTGAGGAGCGGCATGCGCGCCAGCTGCGCATGATTGAGCTGCAGGCGCAGGCACAGCTGGACAAGCTTGACGAGCAGGACGCCAAGCAGGCCGAGGCTGCGGCCAAGCAGGCCGAGGCTGCGGCCAAGCAGGCCGCCAAGGAAGAGGAGTCGCAACGGGCCAAGGTGCAGGCGCTCGAGGACGCGCTGGCCATGCGGCAGGTGGAGCTGAAGTATGTGGACGCCATTGCCAGCACCGACGCCCAGGCAGCGCGCGCTGCGCAGCTCGAGCAGGCGCAGGCCATGCGTGCCCTCGAGCACCAGGCCAGGCTGCGTGACGCGCAGTCCCAGGACGAGCGCGAGGCTCTGACCAGCCTGTACGAGCTTGAGGAACAGCTGGCCGCCAAGCAGGCCGAGACGGACAGGGCCGTAGCTGATAGCGTGGCGCAGACCAGCTCTGCCACCACGGCCCTGGGTGCGTTCACATTCGACCCGTACCCCAAGCTCCGGCAGCGCGAGGTGCAGGAGCGCACCATGCGGGCCACCGAAAAAATGGCGGCGGCTGGCGGCACAGGAGGCTTCGCATAATGGCCACTCCGAACATCGTCATCCAAGAGCAGGCGGGCAGCCGCACCTGGCAGTATGACCAGGGCAAGGTGACGGCTACTCGCACCTTC